CGGGGCCGCTGCGCATATACACCGATTTGCCGGTCACCCGGTACATTTCCGTCGCCACCATCGGCGGCGTGATCGCCGGGATCGTCACCGACGGGGTCATCGCCGCCGGAACCGGCACGCGCAATATCCGCTCGTTCGCCAGCCGCATCCATTTGCCCATCTCATCCAGCGGGTGCGTCAGCTCCACCTCGTATACCCCGTTCAGCACGTCATGTGCAGTGCAGGCCAGCGGGCTCACCGTACCCAAGCCGTTCGTGCTGAAATCGTCCGCGTTCGCGTCAAATACGCAGATCATCCGATATCCCTCCAGTTCGGCGCAACGGTAATGCCCGTCACGCTGCCGCTCGCGCTCACCGGGTTGCCGCCCGGATACAGCAGCGGGAACTCGCCCGTCATCTTGCGGTTCTCCAGCGTGTTCCCGCTGTACGCTTCTTTCAACTCACTGTTCAGCGTGATCGATCCCACCACGCCGTCCAGCGTCACGATCTGCTGCCCCACCATCAGCGTAATGTTCCCGTTGCCGGAAATCGTGATCGTCGGCTCGCTTTCAGCCGTTCCGGGGTTGTTCGCGTTCCCGCCTCCGCTGCCCCACACATAGTTTGCCGGAGTGGGCACGTGGTACCCGTAGGGATAGGCATTGAAGTACACCGCGAAGATCAAGTCGCCAAACCCCGGCACCCACGCGTCGAACTGTACGGCGCTGAGGATCGTCGCCTTGTATTTTCGGTACGGCACATTGCTCACCATCAGCCAGTCCGTTCCCGTCAGCCACGCGCGAATCTCCGATAGCGGCTTGATCGGCGTACCCTGTTCATACGGCAGATAGCACTCTATCGGCTTGATGACTTCCTCATACGCGCCGTCCTCTATGTGCAAAAAGCCCGACCGTCCCGGCACCGTATGCTCCTCGCTGCGCCGTTGCGGAATCGATTGCGGGGGCAGCCGCCGCACCACTACGCCCATTTCCGCGCTCGATTTGCCTTTCCACGTGAAGCTCATGTCGCTCATCTGTGCTGCCCTCCGTTAAACGCGGCGATCTGCTTGCCAAGCAGCCGCGACAGCTTGCGGATATCGCCGTCGTCCCTTATCTGCGCGTTCGGCAGGTTAATCGTCAGGTTCGGCATGGGCGTCCCGCCGTCGCCCGCGCCCGCCATCGCCGGGGCCATCTGCCCGCCGCCCGCCGCCATGTCCGCGCTCAGCCCGAACGTCGCTTTCGCCATCTCCATGCCCCGCACCCCCGCCGAACCCAACTGTTTGCCCATGTCCAGCACGTTCGGCAGCTTGTCCATCATGCCCAGCACGTAGCCCTCGCCCATGAACACGCCGCTCCTGCGCGCCTTTACCGACGGACTCTTGATCCCCGCCTCGCTGTTGAACGCGCCCATCAGCGCCCGCGCCAGCGCGCGTCCGGCGGTTTCCATCGCGCCGACCTTGCTGAGCGCGCCCAGCCGGTACCCTTCGGCGGTATTCGCGCCCGCCGTCTCCGCTTCCGTTGCGCCGTCCAGTTCGCCGATTGCCGCGTCCAGCAGTTCGCCCGCCGCGCCAGCTACGCCGCCCTGCGCGGCCAGGAACCCGGCGGCGTATTCCGGCTCGATTGCGCCCTGTACGGTTTCGGCGATAGGGATCATTCCCAGCATTTGCATGATCTGATTTGTCGCATTGTTTGTATCGTAGCTCAGCCCGCCCGCCAAATCCTCGTTATTCAAGAGCGATTCTAGGTATGCGCTCAGCAGCCCGCCGCCTTCATAGTTGATCTGACCGGTGGGGTCATCCATCTGCTTTCTCATGGCTTCGTATAATCCGTTGCGCAGATAATCCGCGACGTTGTTATCGAGATTCCCTGCGAGATAGCTATCAATCAAGCTCTCCCAGTCGGTGTTTCCATCCAGCGGCAGGAGCGCCTTGAGCAATGTATCCGCTTCCTGCGAGCTAAACTCACTCTCGTCGTATAGCTTACGTAGCACATTCTGCTGCATCGCCTGATCCATCGCGCTGCCCAGCTGTTCCGCCGCCTCCGGCAACGCAAGCGCCAGCCCGGCAAATAGTTCGTTGATGTTCTTCTGGTATTCCGCTTGCGCTTTTTCTGTTGCCGCCGCCGCCGTCTCCTCGATTGCGGAGAGCTGCGCGTTGTAGGTCTCCTGCGCCGCTTCGCGGAACGCTTGCTTTTCGGCCTCGTTGTCGATCTTCTTTGACGCATTCCACGCCTCGTTCCACGCCTTGTCCGCTTCCTCCCGCGCCTTCGCAGCCTTCTGCTGGATATCGTACACATTCGCGCCGTAATCCTGATACGTCGCCTCGAAGGCTTTGGCCACCTTCTCCTCCGATGTCGTCACGCCCGCCTTGACCATCCGCACGTTGATGTCTTCGTTCGACCGCCCGGCCTCCACCGTGTAGCCCAGAATATCGCCCTTCAACCGCGCCGCTTCCTCCGACAGCGCGCGCAGATCGGCCATCGACTTTTCGACCTCGGTCTTACTCTTGCCGCTCATCGTTTCGATGTACGCAAACGATGTGGCTTGCAGTTCTTGCAGCGCGGCTGCGTACTCCTGACCCTTCTCGGTGCTCAGGTCAACGCCTTCCATCAACTCGTCGATATACGCCTGCACATCGGCCTTGAGCTGTTGCGTCTGCTCGGCTGTGTCAGGCTTGCCGTCGGTCAGCAGCGCATAGATATTGTCATAGATTGAATCGGCTTCGGCCTTGAGTTTCGCCTGAATTTGCGTGATCGGGCTCACGATCTCCGCGATTTCATCGTCAGACAATCCCAGCCCCGACAGCGCCTCCACCAGGTTTGATTTGCCCGTCCCCAGCGACGTTGTAATCCCGCTGATCACCGTTTCGCCCAGCAGGTTCTCCAAGTCTTTAACTGCCCCGTCCAGGTCGGTCTTGCACTTCTTGATTGCATCCGCCGCCGCTGATTTCGCGGTCTCCTCGTCCACACCCGCGTCGGTCAGCGCTTTGATGACGGTTTTTATATCGCCCTCAACAAGGCCCGCCCTCGCGTTTGCCAGCGCGCTTTCGTCGCCCGTCCATGCCTGTGAGACCGCCATCCTCAGGCCGTTCCGCCGTGCGATAATTTGATCCGCCGCCGCGTTCGCTTCCGCCTCGGTCGCGCCCCGCTCGGTCAGCGCGGCAACGATCGTCTCTTTGTCCGCGTTGATCAACTCGGCGATCAAGTCAGCCTCGCCATCGCCGAAGTATTGACTTAGCCCGGTGATTTCCTCATTCAGCGCTATCGCCGCCGCCGTAATTTGCGATGCAGCAGCCGTCGCGTTGGGGTCTGCGCCCGTCAGGTCAAACCCCGCGCCCATGAGCAGCTTGAATATCGGGTCCACCTGTTCGCCCAGCAGCCCCACGATCCTGTCCCGCTCTTCGTCCGTCAGGATCGTAATCCCCTGAAGCGCCGCTTTGAAGTCCGCCACCGCGTCCGTCACCAGCTTGTTCGGGTCGCCCTCCACCGTCACGCGGGGGCGGATCGTCGTGTCGATCTCACCGAACGCCTCGCGCACCGCCCTCAACTCGTCCTGGTTCACGTTCGCCAGCGACTTCTCCAGCGCGTTCGACGACGCCTTGCTGTAGTTGTTCCACGCCACCGTCAGCGCCGCGATCGCCGCCACCGTCAGCATCACCCAGCCCGCAGGCCCCGCCAAAAAGCTGAACATGGCGATGAGTTTCCCGCCGATCATCAGCGCGGGGCCGATCGCCGCCACCAGCCCCGCGATATTCACAATCGTCGTCAGCATCTCCGGGCTCAGGTTCCTGAGCCATTCCACCGCCCCTTTGAGCATATCCACAAAGCCCATCAGGTGCGGCATGATCACCTCGCCGAAATCGATTGCGACCACGCCCAGCGCGTTTTTGAGTATCTTCAGCTGGTCGTTCAGGTTGTTTGTCGCTGTCGCCTGCATGCCGTACGCCGCGCCCATCCCGTCAAACGCATCCTGCGCGCCGTAGATCGCTTCGCGCATATCTGTGAGGTTCTCAGCCGTCTCGTTGATGACCGACAGGAACCCCGCCGCCGCCTGCTGCCCCACAATCTGTTTCGCCGCGAGCAGCTGTTGTTCCGGCCCCAGCTTCGCGAACGCCTCGCGCATCTCGTCCAGCGTCGTCGCGAACGGTTTCGCGCTCCCATCCGCGTTGGTGATCTGGATGCCCATCTCTTTCAGCAGCTTCGCGCCCTCTTTGGTCGGGTTCGCCAGCTTCGAGAACACGTTTTGCAGCGTCGTGCCCGCCTGCGAGCCTTTGATGCCCGAGTTCGCCATGATGCCCAGCGCCACCGCTACATCGTCTATCGTATAGCCCAGTACCGCCGCCGAGGGCGCCGCGTACTTCAGCGCCTCGCCCAGCTGATTCACTTCCACGTTCGCCGCGCTCGTCGTCCCGGCCAGCACGTTTACAAAGTGGTCGGTCTGGCTCGCTTTCATGCCGAACGCGCTCATGTTGTCCGCCACGATTTCACTGGTGGTCGCCAAATCCAGGCTCGACCCCTCCGCCAGCGCGAGCACCCCGCGCATCGTCTCCATGATCTTCGTCGCGTCGTCGCCCGCCACCGCGAAGTATTTCATCGCGGCGGTCGCCTCGGCTGCGGAATACGTGGTCGTCGATCCGATGTCCTTGGCGAGCTCTATAATCGGCTCCATCTCCTCGCCGGTCGCCTGCAGGATCGCCTGCAGCCCCTTCATCGCCTTGTCGAAGTCGCCCGCCGATTTCACCGCCGCAATTCCCGCGCCCAGAATCGGCAGCGTCAGCGCCGCCGATGCGACCTTGCCCACCGACTGCATGGTCGTGCCGATGGCTTTGATCCTGTCTTGCGCGGTCAGGCTCTTGTCGCCGACGTCCGCGATCATCGCTTGGGCGGTCTTCAGGCCGCCCGAAAACTTGCTGGTGTCCAGTTCCAGTATCGCGACGACTTTCCCGGCGTCCAGTGCCATGCTAACCGCCCCCCTTTAGCTTTTTGATCAGCGCGTCGTTGTTGTCTGTCTTCTTCGGCCTCGGCTTCTGGCCTTTTTGAATCCGCACTATGTACTCTGTGATCACCTCGTCCAGGCACCACGCCTCGTACGGGTCGTCAATCCCCGCTATCCGGCTCGGCCTCGCCTGGTACAGCTGCGCCATCGCCGACAGCGAGTCCGCGCATGAAGTTACGAAAGGGCTCCATGGACTTGGCACCCCCAATCGCAAACGCATAGATGCACATCAGCTGGTTATCCGTCAGCTGCAGCCCGGCGGCGGTGATCTCGTCGTAGGTCGGCTCGACCAGCGCGTGCCGCGCGATCTGCGTCATCGCGCGCGCCTGTTCGTCCAGCGGTACCTCGCCGATCGTCTTCCCGTCGCCCGAGAACAGCGCCTGAATCGGCTTCATCAGCGGGTTCGGCACATGCCCCATGCTCAACATCGCCAGCAGTGCAGGCCGCCGCATCCGGCACACAAACGGCCCGTCCTCGCCCCATCCCGGCAGTTCGATTTCCTGTATCCCGTGTTTTTCCGCGATCGCCGTTAAGTTCATCGTCATCGCTCCTTTTGGCATCAAAAAGCACCCTCGCCTCGAGAGTGCTTTGGGGTTCCGTATTGACAGATCATCGATCAAGAGCTATAATAAATGCAGGGAGAGGCTTCTCCATGGGATCAGCGCAACCGCTGGTAAAGTCCCGGAAAAACCGCCGTGTAGTTAGGCGCTACACGGCGGTTTGCTTTATCTTTTGTCTTTCAGCTTGATCGCTGTAAATAACAGTCCGATAATCGCCAGCGTTACCATGATCATCTCATAGTCGCTCATACGATCACCTCCTCTGTTGCCAGCGGAGGCGGCTTGCCCCATGTAGTCTCCCTGCGTTTTGTATTATACCACGCGCGCCGCATGCGCGCAACGCCTATCCTACCGCCGGCAGCTCCTCGATCCGCTCCACCGTAAGCGGCGACATCCCGTTCGGCGGTCTGGAGGACAGCTTGTAGCTGTTCGTCGCGAAGTCGCCGTCCTTGAACGAGCCCTCTACCGGCTTGCCCTTGCAGCTCGGGAAGAACCACTCGTGGTATGCCACCGCGCTGCCGTCCCCGTCGCGGTCGGAAGTGTACAGCGACAGGTCGAATTTCTTGCGCGATACCGCCGCGCCCGCCATCGGCCCCTCGTACTTGCCGAACTCCTCGTCCAGCACGTCCGGCGTGTACTTGCCGCCGTCGATCAGCGCGAATACTTCCGGCAGCAGCTTCTGATCGTCAAACGTCAGGTCGTACCCCTTCACCAGGTCTTCCGTCTTGATCTGCCCGTGGATCGTATCCTTGATCCGCAGCTCGTTCTCCGCGCCCGCCGACACGACCGCCGTGAAGTTCGCGCTCGCCGCTGTCTCAAACACGTACGTCTTCGGCGTCGTTTCCTTTGTCACGATCTTCACGCGCTCTATGTTCGCGATATTCCCCCAGTCCACGATTCCAGCCATATCCATTCTCCTCCCTAAATTGCGCACAGTGCGGTATATTCAATCGCTGAAAATACCGCGCCGCGCTTCTCGTCGAAATCCTCCGGCGACACCTCGCCGTTCGTCCGAATCCCCTGCAGTGGCGCGAGCGCCGCGGTTACCTTCGCGAGCAGCGGTCGCAAATCCAGTTGCCTTTTCGCCTGCACGTACCCCGTCACCAGGAACGATTTGCGCCCCGTCGTCTTCCCGGTCGCCATCACCCCGCCGTCGCTGATCACCACGTACCCCTCGTCGCCCGGCCCTTCCTCGCGCTGTCCGGGCAGGTGCACCGCTATGCCCGCTGCCCGCAGCGCCTCGTGCATCGATTCCCGTATGCCCATTGGTTTAGACCTCCTCGGCCTTTTCATCTTCCTGTCTTTTGCCGATACTTCTTGCGTCTCATGCGCGCGGCAGCTTTGTCTCGTGGTATTCTGACAATCCCCGGCCCTTTCAGTGCAGCATTTCCGAACTCTTTTCTGATCGTTGCGACCATTCCATCTTTCAGGGGATAGATCATCGCATACCTGCCCTGATTTGCAAACTCAAGCAACTCCATGTAGTCGGGGTATCGCGTCGCAGTCGGGCTCTTATATGGTTTGTAGTTCGGTGCGGAACCGCCAACCTCAATCGTCGTCTTGCCGCTCGTCTGTTCGGCTTTCCCGTATAATCTACTCCGCGCGTTGCCTCGTTGATCCGTCCATGGCGCGCTGCCCTTCGCGGTCTGTTCAAACTCACGTGCAAGCCGCTTCGCGAAAGTCAGCGTGTTTTTTTGCGTATTCGCATCAATCGCCTTTGTCGCTTTCATGAAGCTGCTGGTGTCGAACCGAATCCCGCCCACATTCATGCGCTCACACCTCCGATAGCTGCCAGAACATGCGGATATTGCCCCTGTCCATCATGTTGCGCACCGTGCGCTTCACCCCGTCCGGCAGCGTGCATGTATCCCCGTTCCTAACCCTCGGCAGGTCGGCGCGCCACGGCGTGCACACCCAGAACGGCCCCTTGTCGTCGTACTGCGTCCCGGCGGGCGTCACCGTCCAATGAACGTCCCGCGCGGTCGCGCTTGGCGATGGGGGCGGCACGCGCCACACTTCCGCGTTCCCCACCTGTTCCATATCCCTCGTCGGCTGCCCGTAGGCGTCTTTGCCCGGTCGCGTGAATACCGCCGTCTCCGACGGGAACTTTCCCATGATTTTTGTCACGCGCTCCCGCAGCGCTTCCATCCTCACTTCTGCGCCGCCTCCTCTCCCGCGCCGTCAGGCGCATTCAATCCGCAGGCCGGGCTTTGCCTGGTCGAGGACAGGGATCATGTATCCCTGCCTTGCGGGGCCGTGAGGCCCCGTTCCTCCCTGCTCCGTGAAAATCCTCAGATTTTCGCGGAAAGCGTAGCGCCTCACCACGCTTTCGCAATGTATGGTCTGAGCAGCGCCGCTGCGGCAGGCGCGAGCTTTTGCAGTCCGATCCCAGTCGTCTGCGCGTAGGTCACCGAGTACCCGTCCAACTTCTCCGATACAATCTGCTGCCCGTCGCTCTGCCCCGCGCTCTTGAGCGCGCCAGCGATCAGCGCGACCGCGATCTTAATCGGTTCCGGCACGAGGTGCGGCCTGTACCCGCCTGAATACGTCACGCTCAGCGTGCCCGCGTCGAGCCCGCGCCCATATGACAAAAGCCCGCTTTGGTACAGCACGTAGTCGCCGCGCTCCTCGCCGTCCAGCGCCACCGTCACCGGCGCGCTCATGTCCAATGGGTACGCGCTGAGCAGCACAGAGCCGCCGCCGCGCTCTACCGCGAATTGTTCCGTCCGCTCGCCGTAGCTGAACGTGCGGTTGGTGTAGCCCTCGGCGACCTGCTGCCCGGCGAGTATCCAGATATTGGCCTCGGCTTCCTCGAGTATCAGCCCGGTATACCGGTTCAGCTCCTCCGGCGTCATGATCAGTTCCAAGGGCTACACCTCCGTCGTTTTCAGTTTCGGTTTCAGTTTCGGTTTCTGCTACGCCGCTTTCATCTTGAGCAGCTTCACCGCGTCCGGCCTCAAGACCTTGCTGTCGTAGCGGCGGTACGCCAGGAACGCCACCTGGCCGCTGGTCGCCGCGATCTCGTTGAGCCGCTGGTAGTAAAGCCCCCTGCGGTCGAGCAGGCGCATCGCGCGCTTGAAGCTGCCGAACGCCATTGCCGCTTTGCCCGCTTCCGCTTCCGGCATCACGTCCGACACGTAGATCGGATAGCCCATCAGCCTGTCCGGCTCGCCCGCCTGCAGGCTCGGCTGCCACATGTAGCGGCTCTCGCCGTCCTTGAGCTTGCGCAGCAGCTTGATCGTGCTGTCGTGCATCAGGAAGCCCGCGCCGCGCCTGTAGCCCGCCTGCACGCTGTAGATCAGGTCGAGCATCTCGTCGCCCGTGACGGCTGCCGCCGCAGCTGCCGTTACGCCCGTTTCGGCCTTCGTCAGCAGGCCCTCCGGCTGGTTGCTTCCCGTACCCGTCAGCAGGTGCGATTCTTCCAGGTTCGCGAACGCCATCGCGAAATCCTCGCGCGTCCATTGCTCGATGTCGATGAACATGTCCTGCATCGCCTCGACGGTCACGTAGGACAACGCGCCGATCTTGTACGCCTTCATCCCGGTCTTCGCGAATTTCGGCGTGGACTTGGTGAACTCGGCGCCCTCAGCCACCAGGTACGCCTGCGTGTGCTCCGTCACATACGGAATCTCGATGTCGCTGGTGGACGAGCGCACGTCCACCAGTTGGCGCATCACGTTGATCTGCTTGAGTTCCTCCAGCAGCGCCCGCTCCATCACCGCCGGGGCCAGCACCCCGCCCGTCGCGCCCGTGCCGGTGATCGACACGCCCAGGATCGCACGCTGTTCGCTCATCCCGTCCATGACCAGGTTGCGTTCGATTTGCCCGTTGATCAGGTACCCGAGCATCGCCTGGCGGTACTCCGCCGTCTCGTTGGGCTGCTGGTCGCGCCGCTCGCCGGCAGTGCCGGTCCCATTGTTCGCGCCCGGCTGCCGTTCGTTCTGCGGGTTGCGCGCGCCGTTCGCGCTGCGCTGCCCTTCGGCCTCGCGCTGGGCGAGCCGCTCCTCGCGCTCGA